GTAGGATCAAAGTTTCTAGTATTAACACCGAAAGCTCCTTCTATAAAGTCATCTACGTCTTTAGTGTTCATGTCAGATATAATAGCTTCCATGTACTCAGTTCTTTTAGAAACTCCGTGAGGATCTTGAGAGTATGCTTTTACATCGTAAGTTCTTTCAGCAATACCGTTCACCACTATGTCTACAAACTTAGGTATAATAGGCACTGGCTTCCAGTCTAAGTTTAAGTAAGATAAGTCTCCGTTTATAGAAAGCTCATCTTTGTATTTTTGAACAGACTGCTCACCTCTAGCGTACAGCCTTAGCCTATGAAAACTTTCTTGATTACTTAAATATCTTCTATTCTGCGAATCTGAAAACCACTCAGACTCTATTGCTTTTGCAACTTTTAAACCATAATCATAGCTAATTTTTTCTAAATCGCTAACGACTTGACTTGGAAAATAAGAATTTACAACTGACTCAGCCATATTTTTATTTTATTATTTTAGAGTTTGTGCCTGTATTAGTATACTTAGCAATATTTATGTTTAACGCTTGTCTTGTTTTTGCTGTAGAAGGAGAGTACAAATTTTTATTGCACGCCATCACAGCTAAACCAGAACTTATAGAAGCATCGTGTTTAGTTCTTTTATTTATATCAAACTTTGCCCAATCATTTAATGTTTCGTTAAAGTATATGTTACCATAAGCTCCACCACCAACATGACCGACGTGATCATTAATATACATTTCAATAGCAGCCGCGTGAGCCTGCTTAATATCTTCACTAGAGTTTGGAATTCCACCTATTTCTTTTTCAGTGATAGAAAGTTTATTCCAAAGCTTGTCTGGTCTATTCATACTAAAGCCTCTATATCCTCTTCTTTTAAAATGATACAATAATCTTGGTTTATTATTCTCTGCTAGTATTGGCATGCCGTAAAACACACACGCCATAAGCACATCTTCAAAAAATATTTCAGCGGTCTGTGGTCTAGCTATATATTCTACAAAAAAGTGGTTTGGAGGAGCGTCTTCCATACTAAACTTGGTTAGTCCATGAAGAGATCCGTTGGATCCTCTACCATCAACAGTACCGCTAATATCATAGCTATCGCAACCAAAAGCACCAATATGTTCATTGCCTGGGTATTTTATTCCATTTTTAAGTATTACTCGATTTTGCAAATTTATAGGTGGAACCCAGCTAATATTAAATCTTCCTAAAGGATCTGGATTAAAAACAACCTTAGTGTCTTTAACACCGTTGACCCACTGAAAGCTACCTTTTACTGTAGTAGCGTTACTTTTTGTCGCTTCATTATAGTCTATCTGCTCGTATATTTTTGTTAAATTAAACAAGCTGTTTTTTGTCTCGTCTCTAAACGCATGCTCTGTAGTTCTTGGGAACTGACGATAAAACTCGTTTAAAGCGTCCTGATCGTCTTTTAAGCCATCAACTTCATTTTCCCAATGATCTACAACCCCAACGTCAATTAATTCACCGTCTGGTCCATAAACATCTCTTCCTGGAGTAGTGAAGACAGGTCGTCCATATTCATCAATAAATCCTTCAAAGTTCCATTCCATTGGAATAAACAAAGCATATAAACCAGATTTTGTTTGACCATTTCTATTTCTTTTTGTGACATCGCTGTCGTTATATAATTTCTTGAAGTTGTCACCGCCTTTATCTAAAGCGTTAGACGTTGATCCCATCATACATTTACCAATAATCCTACTACCAAGACGAAGGCAAGTTTTAGTTACTCGCCAGTTGTTTAATATATTGTCTGGCCTTTCCCACTTACCGCTTTCGTCGTGCACTAACAGGTTGAGCTTTTCACCATCATAACTGTTGTCACCTGTGTTTTTCCAATCAATAGTAGTGTCAAGCCCGGCTAGCTCTTCTTGTTTTTCTTTTGAAATAATTTTTCTACGAGTAAGTTTACTTGCAGGAACACGATAAGCAAGCTCACTTTTAGGCCTATCCATACCATCTTGTATTGGTTTAAAAAAGAAAGGATAGTTAATGGATATTGGTACAACTTTGTCAGTAAACATTTTTTTAGCATCAGCTCCTGACTTAGATAGTATTCCAAACCTGCTATCGCTAGAAAGCGTAGCTTGATTTACTGTCTCCGCGCTGCTCATAAATGAAAAACCTGAACGCCTGTTTTTGAGGTAGCACATGCCATAACAGCGCTTGTCTGCTTTACAAGCTTCCCAAAATATAAAAAATAATCTATTAGCCTCACGAAAGTCTGGCGCGCCAACATCTATTTTGCTCCACTGGAGGTACATATAGTGAGCTCCTGTAATATAAGTTGATACACCAGCGTTCTCAAACCAAAAACCCTCGTCTCTTCTTTTGAATTCATCATCTATGTAGTCGTACCATTGTTCTTTAGCTTCTTCTGGATAGTCTCTCCAATCAAATATACTTTTTAATTTAGAAAGTTCTTTTGGGTAATCAAAACGCTTCCATTTTTTTTTATCGTTAGAATACACTTTAGTAGGAGCTGCAGGTAAAGCTATTTTAAGCCCTTGTATTTCGTATATTTCACCTATACGACCTGTTTTAGATATAACAACAATATCATTTTCTTTATTGTAGCCATACTCCCACTTTCTAGACTTGTTAAGTCTTTTTATAGTGTTAAGTCTAACAGGTTTAATTATTTCGTATAAATTCTGCTCGTAACTCATTTAGATCTTCCTTCAGCAAATCCTTTAAACACGCGTTCTTCTTTTTTATCAGATTCCTTTCCATTAAGTATTGCCTCTTCCTCCTGTATTCTGTTGAGTATTTCAAACGCATCAAATATAGCGAGTTTCTTCGTTGCAGCGGCGTTTTTAAGTCTGTCAGCAGTAATATCATCGCCACTATCAACAATAGCCTCTTTGGCCACCTTAATGAGCTCTTCAACGGCTTTATGCCCAGCTTGGATTATACTCTTCTTCGTCTCCTTGATATTCATATTTAATAGTAATAAATTTAGACCTAACTCTATACATTTTTCTACCCTCAAGTAAAAACTCATATTCATCGTTAGGGCTAAAGCCAACTAAGTCTCCAACTTGTACTTCTTGCTTAGCTAGTGTTTTATCAACAAACTTTATTATGCCGACAAGAGGTTTTTCTTTGTCTAAGCTTAGCTTATCATTATCTTTTATAGGCTGAACAAAACAATAGCCATCTAAAGCTTTCCAGCTATTATTTCTTTTATATAAAAATATTTGATCATCGCTAACTAAATATTCTTTTTCTGAAAGATAGCTTCTAGAATTTTTTTCTTCACCGTGCATGTTGTGCCACCTTCTAAACACGTTGTGGTGGACGATTACTTCGTCACCTTTTTTAATCTCCGTGTTTCTATTTGAAGGCTCTTGTAAGACTAAACCTTTTCTGTTTATAGTCTTGAAGTTTGCTATTTCAGTATTAATAATAAGCTGTTTGTCTCCTACAGCTTTTATATTATTATATCTACCGCCAACAGGTGTTATTAAAAAATCGTTATAAGGCTTCATTAATATTCTAGGTTATATTCAATTGATATAGCCATGTTTTTATTAAAGTCTTTCCAAGGTATAACTTGATTGTTTTTAGATATATAAATAGAATACTTAGTTTCTTCTTCTATTATATCAGATATAGTATGACCACCATACACTTCCTGTCCAACAGAGTAGTGCATGGAGTCAATTTTATAATCTTTACCTACTGTAATCTTACGAATCAGCTTGTCCATCTTGTGGATATGTTATAGCTCCGTTGCTAATATCAACGTCTACTTTTCCGTACTCTTCTTCAAGCTTGCCTTGTATTTCCCCTATTTTTTTATTAACAAAATCTAACTCATGTAGCATCGCGTGCTTTTTAGCTTCAGTGCTACCTATCTCTAGCTTAATTTTATTAGATGCTGATACTACTTGTTGAATTTCTTTGAGTTGAGCTTCTGTAATTTTATCTGCCTTAGGCTTAAGATCTACAACTCTTTTACTTTTAGGTGTTTTTGTTTTTGCCATAATTTAATTTAATTTAATTTAGTTATTTATTTTTCATTTTTATTTGAACTTCCACCAAAGAAGAAGTCTATTATTGTGTTTACCTTAGCGCTCATAGCGCCAAATATGCTTGATATAAAGCTAATTTCAAATTCGCCAAGATTTATTGTTTTAGTTACAAAGTAATTAAACATTATAAATGTAATACCAAAGTATGCTACGGTAAATAACGCCGCTAGTATTTTTTGAATAATAGCATCGTCTTTATAAAGATCACGTGCATCTTTGCGATCTTCAACTTCTTTTGCAAAAGCTTCACGCTCCGCCTCAAGAAGTAGCTTTTTAATAGCAAACTTTGCCTCGTCGCGCTCTTTGTCTGTGGTAATTACTTTGTCAAGTATACCTTCTGCGTTATCTACTACTTTACCTAATATTCCTCCTAGTAAGTTATTTATCATTTTAAATTTTATTTGATTCCCAAGGCAGTCTAGGATCACCTTCTTGTAATTTTTTGCCAGTATGTGGGTTTAGTATGTAGCCATTACCTCTTGGCCACACTTCGCCTTTATAGTACACAGCTTTGTCGTCATACGTTTCTGTTCCAAGACGCATTGCTGTTCTATGCTGAGCTTCGTGATTAGCTACGTAGTCAACCATATCTTCAGGTACGCTTTTATCTATATATATAGATCCGTCACTGTTAGCTTCACCTAAAACTCCATCTTCTAGTTTTTTGCGAAATATTTTTGTATTTTCAGAGTTTTTAAACTCTCTATTTTCTTTACCTAGTTTAAACGCCATGCCTTATCTATCTTTATCTTTTATCATATCATCAATGCTTTTGTTAAACACTTTATCTGTGTAAGACTTGTTATTATAAAAAACGCTTCTTTCAGATGTTGGCAAATCTTCTTCTCCAAGTAGTATTCTGTATATTCTACTTATCAACTGCTGGCATTTGAACGATGTTTTAAACACTGAGTATTTTATTGTTGTTCTATTTCTATGTCTCCACACTTCAATCCAACCTAACTTTCTAAGCTTGTCCCACCGAGTCTTATCCCAACTCATAGTATAAGTGCCATCTATAAACTCTTGCCTTGTAAATCGACTTTTACAATCTAAATAAATTAAAAGCTCAAGCTCCGCGTCTGTTAAACCGTAAGTCTTACAAGCCCACTTTCTTGTGAGCCTGTAATACTTAAACAGTTGTAGTTCGCGAATATAGCTTGAATCAATCTTCATTTACGATCCTACTAATCCGCCAGACGTTTTAATGTTTGCGGCAAATATAAATTGCGTGCCATCAAAGATCAATTCTGCCGCGTCTCCTATAGCGTTTGAACCGTTTCTAAAATCTAATGTAGTAGCTGCGCCTGCATAAAAAGAAGTATGAGAGCTTCCGCTAGTAGAAATTGATCTTTCTGTTGAGTGGGCTAAAATTGTAGCCGATTCACCTGAAACAAGACCAAATCTATAAGGAGAACCTGTTACTGCAATTGCCGTAATAAACTTGCATTTCCACCCGGCGGTAATTGTATTAGAATTAGGTAACTTTATTACAAAACCACCGGCATCTGATAGTAAAAACGTTTTGCCACTGTCACTACTTTCTAAATCTTTATTCGCTACAAGTGTTTCAACGCTGTCAATTAAAGGCTTGCCAATGGTGATTAATTCTACACTTTTTATTATTGCCGGCTCAAGACCTGTTTGACCGATAGAATCTGCAATAACAATCTTGCCAGCTCTTGCGCTAGCAACATTAGCCGAGATTTTCTCCACCATTTCGTTTTCTTTACCAGAAGCTACAGCTAAAGTGATTGCATCTACTAATTCACCGCCATCTTGCGATTTAAACTTAACTACAATTTTCCCAGACGCGTTAGAATACATTCCAAGAATGTTGGAAGATAAGTTAGCATAAGAGTCGTTAGCTCCTTTAATAAAAACTAATAATTTATCCATTTTTTTTGTTTTAAGTGTTAGCCAAAATATATTAAGTTTGACTAAAAGTTAATATTTATTGTACTAGTACTATATCACCTGCTTTTATAACAAAGTAATGCCTGTCGTCTATGTCAATGCCATGACCAGCATGCTTATCATAATACACAGTTTGGCCTTTACTTATACCTTCAAGTAGATCTGAAGCAGATATAACTTTTGCTTTAACATATCTATTGTCAGTGTCAGTTTTATCTGTAAATAATAATCCACCAATTTTCTTTTGTTCTTCTTTGATTTTATCTACAACTACGTAGTGATTAATTGCTTTCATCTGCTCTAGCGTTTGATATTACACAATCTGCAGAAACTATAGTCTTAACTACGCTAACTGCATTTTTTAGCGCAGACTTTGTCACAAGAACGGGATCAATAATACCAGCTTCTATCATGTTGACTAATTCACCTGTTACTACATCTATACCCATGCCTTCTTTAATGTCAACATTTGAATTAAGACCAGCATTATACATTATAGTGTCAAATGGCGCTTGTATAGATTTTAACAATGCTTCTTCACCGACAGAGTCGGTCGAAATTTTTTGAGAAGCATTAAAGAGGGCAATGCCGCCCCCTGGTACTATGCCTTCTTTTAGCGCAGCTTTTGTAGCGTAAATAGCGTCCTCGATCCTGTCTTTCTTTTCTTTAAGTTCAACTTTAGAGTTTGCTCCAACATTGATAATTCCAACACTACCAGATAACATAGACAGTCTTTGCTCCAGCTTCGTCTTAATAAAAGGATTTTTTTCATCTTTAATTGTTTTTACTACATGATCAATTCTATCACCTATGTCTTCTGAAAGCTCTTCTGAAGTAGTCAAAACTGTTGTCTTGTCGTCTGTAACAGAGAAGTCAACTTCACCTAAGCAGTCAATGTCTATAAGATCAAAATCATCACCTAGTTCTTCGTTCATGACTTTAGCACCAGTAAGTATCGCGAGGTCTTCACAAGTATCTTTTTTAGTATTACCAAAGCCTGGAAGGCTAATTATATTGATTTTAATGTTACCTTTTACTTTATTCATAAGCAGCGCCGACTTTACTTGCTGTGCAACAGGCGCTACTATAAGTAAAGATCGGTTTTTCTTAATAACATATTCTAGTACAGTCTGCACTTTACGCACGTTTGGTATTTCAGACATAGATATTAAAACAAAAGGATTTTCAAGCTCACACTTTTGCTTCTCTGTGTTTGTAATAAAGTGAGGTGAAGTTAAACCGCAATCAGAAAGCTGTACTCCGTCGACAATGTCTACGTAAGTCTCTTCAGTTTCAGACTCTTCCATTAGCACTACGCCATCTTTACCTACTTTCTTGTAAGCCTCAGCGATAATACCGCCTAGTTCCTCGTCGTTATTACAAGATATAGCAGCTACATGAGACAGCATGTCGTCTGTAACTTCAATCTTCATCTCGTTTAAGTAGCTGTTAACTTTTTTCACACCAGAGTCTATACCTGTTTTAATACTTCTAATGCTCTCAACGCCAGATAGCGCTTTGTTAACCTCATTTAGTAGTGATTCTGCTAGTACCGTAGCAGTTGTGGTACCGTCTCCAGCTTCTCTAACTGTATTTTTGGCAGCCTCTTTAATTAAAGTTGCTCCCATGTTTTCTACCGGATCGTATAAGACTACAGATTCTGCTACTGTTACTCCATCTTTTGTGATTACCGGTACGCCACGTGCATCTTCATATATTACACATTGGCCTGATGCTCCAAGTGTTGACTTTACGGCCTTCGCCAGTTTCTCAACACCAGCACCAATCTTAGATTTTGCATCTTGACCAAAGTTTAAGTCTTTGATCAGTAGACTTGGATTGTTGTATTCCATTTTATTGTATTTAATTTAATTAAAATAATGCTATAAATCCTGCTATAGCTACATAATAAATAAAAGCCGTAAATAATAGCCCAAACCAACCGGTTAGAGCTATTAAAAACAGCTTAAGTTTATTCACTTTTGAAAGTTTTAACGACTTTCGGTCCTTTGGTAGCTTCTAACTTTTTAGCGAAGTGGTCGATGCTTCCGTCAATTGCTGACTCCGCGCCTTCCATAGTCTCACGACGCGTTACATCGTGCCACTCTTCATTGTTAGGGTTAGATACTTCGGTTTGATAATAACCATTAGGCAACTGTGTTATTCTCCAGTTCTCTTTGTTAGCTAAGTGCTCCCACTCTGCTTTGGTTTTATCATTCACTTTTGGTTGACCACCTGTTGTTGAGGTAGTCTGGTAATATAGGTACGTCATTTTAGTTTGGTTTTAGGTTAATAACGTGGTTAACGGTCTTTCCGTTATATTAGTATTTTTTCTTACCGCAACTTCTTTTTTTCATTGCAGCGCCGCAGGTACATTTCTTTTTACCATAAGCACATG